AGGGTTGACATTTGGTTTACTTGATGAAAAAAGCGCTGCTCAGGGTATACATAAAGCAGGAGAATTTTATAAGGACACTTACAGTAAAGTTGGTTCTGCTGGACTGGATATCGCTACAAAAGCTGGTTCTACTGTATTAGATACGGCTACAAAAGCAGGATCAGCTGTTAAAGGTTTTTTTGGCTTTGGTGATAAGACTGCTCCAGTCTCACCTGCACCAGCTGCAGCACCTGGTGCAACAGTAGCTCAAACTTCTGCAGAAAATGTTGATATGGCCAGAGAAACTAGTACTAAGGGTGGTGGGGGTAATAATACTGTTGTATCTAATAATGTTACTAATGAAGGTACAACTAAATTTGTACCGATGAAGGCAACACCAAGACCTGAATACACTGGATCTTCTTTAGATCGTTATACAAACCGTATAACGGTATATTAATAAAAAAGGGGCTTAATGCCCCTTTTCTTTACTTCTTCTCAGCTGGCTTATCTGCCGGCTTTGCTGCAGGCTTCTCAGCCGCTTTCGCTTCTACTGGTTTAGTATCGGCTTTCTTATCGGCAGGCTTTGCGTCTGCCTTTTTCTCCACTGGCTTCTTCTCCGCCTTCTTTACAACGTGGCAACCATCTGCCTCCGTCTGACCTTCTTTACAAGGCTTTTTAGGACCTGGTGCATCGGCGGCAAAGGCAGTCAAAGCAAGCGTAGAGATAACAATTGCAAAAATATTCTTCATAAAAATCTCCAAAAAATTAAATTAAAGTTACACTAAAATCTAATTAGCTCGTCACCCTACCTGGATCTAAGTTACTAAAGGTAACGAGTATCCAGGATCGGGCTAAGACTACCTAATTAATCGTCATTCGCCAACTTGGCGAAATAAGATAGGGAATCATCTGCGTTATCGAAATCAGCCTTAGGCTTGGCGGCAGGCTTTGCTGCAACCGGCTTAGGCATATCTTCATCAAGGCTGGTGGCTTCAGCACGGGGTGCAGATGCACCTGTTGCAGCCAGAACCATTTGAAGCTTTGCTTTCAACTCGTCATATGACTTAAAGTTTTTAGGATCCACAAACTCAGCTAATGAGTGTTGCTTTTTCCAGATTGACTCCATTTGTTCGTCTTCTGCCAAAGGTGTAGCTGAATCAAATTCAGACTTATCGTAGTTACGATATCCTTCAACATTACGAATCTTCAACTTGAAGTTAGCACCCTTCCAGAAGTCGAAAGGATTAACTGGATCCTCATCCTCAAATTGAGGTTGCATCACATCCTTAATCTTATCAAAGATCTTCTTACCAAACTTATACAGCTTGACAGTACCTTCGTTCTCAGGGTGTGCAGGATCTTTAACCACGTAGATATTAGCAACATAAGTCAGGCGACGTTTTTGCTTACGTACCAGATCTTTGTTAGCCTCGATACCTGAATTCCACAACTCAGTATTGAGTTCAGAAACGGGATCGGCTTTACCTAAGGTTGTGAGTGAATTCTCGATGTACCATTTACCAGTCGGGCCTTGGAAGCCATGGTTCCAAATACGAACCCAGGGAAGCTCTTCGCCTGCTGATGGTGGTAGGAATCGAATGACTGCGTAGCCGTTGCCAGCTTTATCTACCTCTGGTTGCCAGAAGCGGTCATCTTTTGCGTTGTCTTGAGTCTGAGGCGTTGCAATCTTTTCGACTTCTTTCATCAATTTGTCGAAACCACCCGAACTCTTTTTCATAGAACTAAAATCTAATGCCATAACTATCTCCTTGTATGCGTTGTATAGGCGTTGTATTAGCGTTGTATATTATTATTTACTATCATCAAGATCATCATAATCATCTACATCACTGTTTTCTAGATCGAGACTTTCGTCTTCCTCTTCTAACATATTATATATACTTTTTCGATATTTGCCACTCTTATCGACACCTTTAGTAATTTTACGAGCTTTCTTCTCGTAATCGATTTCAAAATTTTTACGTTTCATCTCTGTTACTATCAACTGCAATAAACGGCCAAGCAGAAATACGTTTCGTAATCTCCGATTGGTGGTGTGCTAGTTTAATTAAATATCGTTGTGTTTCTCTAATATGTTCGGATAGCTCTGTCATACTATCCTGCATGATACAAATAGACTTTTCTATTTCCGTAATACGGGCTTCAGAAAGGTCCAATTGCTCTTCGGTAAATTTCATTGTATTTGTCTTTTTTAATTTCTAGAAAAGGTGAATACTTCTTGATAATTCTCGACGTATCCGGCCAGACTAAATCATCTTTTAGATCCAGATCTAACTGATCAGTGAAATTATTTAGCTTATTCAGAATTACAAGAGTCTCAATTGAAATATCATTCCGAAGATACATCTTTACAATAGGTGGGTGCTGCCCATTATTGCAATTGAAGAGTTGATCGAAAACAATACCGTTCTTATCGGCATACGTTACTGCCTTATCAATCTCTTTTTTAAACGTATATGAGATAGATTCTATACGTTTCTTCCATCCTTGGTAGCGGTCTTTAGATTCAACATCGAATACACCGCCCCATCTATCACCGGACACAAAATTGGCTACTAAGAAGTCTACAATATCTTTATCCGAATAAGTTTCTGCCACACGGCGAATTGCCAGAAGATCTTTACGTTTAAAGAAAGAGTTCTTAGTAGCACGAACCCTACCCTTTTGCTCAATCACATCATAACTGTCTGTCGTAAAATGTAGGCGTAAAGCCAAATAATAACGATAAACTTCAAATGGTTCCATAATCATACAGGCAAGTGACCCCTAGGTTTAATCATATTAGCCATCTCGGCCTCCATTTGAATCTTCTCTCGAAGCTTCTGATTAATCAATGAACCAATACTATCAATATCAATATCTTTTTCATGACAATAACTAATAACAGCATCCATATAAGTTGTGTTAAAGTTAGCTACTATCTCATCAATATACAAACTAAACTCAGTAGGAGACCTAAATCGTTTAGTTATTACAAGCGCATCAGTTAGTTGTTCGTTTTCGTCAGTCATACAAAGTAAATAAGGCCCAGCATTACTGCTTGAATGGCGAAACCAAATCCGATTGTTACCACCATCAGCATATCTTTAATTATAGCTGACTTTACAAAATAAAGCAACAGACCCGTCCATAACATTAACGCTATATCTAGTGGGGGCATCTTATCGGTAGCACCAGCCATCACGGCAATAAAGCCAGGAATAGTGGCACAAATTAACGTTACAATACTTATCCATGCAAACGTGTCTGATGTTGCTTTAGTAAAGCCTTCAAAATAAGAAAATACTTTATCTTTAATTTCGTTAAATTTTTCCATTTTTCTCACCGTAAAATATATGACGACCGATTTGACTGATCTTTGGAAGATTCCAATTAGGGTTTACATAATCGGCATGGTAGTACATTGCTTTATGTAGTGAAGGTAATCTGAAGTTTTCAAGTAATACCTTCTTAGCCACCTCCATAGACTCTCTGTACATTGTATTGGACTTTACCTTCGGTCCACTCTCACAGTACCATGAGAACTGACAGATTACTTTACCGTATACAACGTTCTTTTGATACACTACGTTACAAATATCAGATGGAAACTTACCTGACTCTGCACGATTAATAGTAACTTGTGCTACAGCAACTTTACCTTCAAAAGGTTCAGAAGCGGCTTCATGATATATGTTCTTTGCAAGACAGGTTAACTGTCTATCCCTTTCTACCATTGTAATAGGGGTACTATTATATGGATTAGTTTTATGATACTCGATCTTGTTAGTTGTGAATTTTGCAATTAAAAATGCAGTCACTATAACTAAACCTATCTTTAAAAATAGATTAAAAGTTTTTACCATTGGTTTTCCTTGTTAAGGAGGCTCTTGGGTTAACAAGAGCCCCTACCTTCAGATTACTTCTTACTAATAGTCTTAATGTTATCTTGAGGGATGTTAGAAACAAAACCATTCAAGACATGAGCCTTGGCAATGATATCAGTTTCTGAGGGATAGGCTGGATAGCCTGGATGCTCCGGAGGCGTTTGACCGGCGTGTTTAGCGGTCTCTACCTTTGTGGCCCAGTCGTTAGATATTACCTCGCGCTTACCGTAGTAATCGTCACCGAGCATATCTTTGGCCATTTTTAGAAGTTCGAGACGGATCTCGAATGGGGTCATGTTACTCATAATAATCTCCTTGTGTGTATGAGTGTTGTAAAATGATAGGTTATTCTGTTACGAGGAAACCTATCGAAACCCTAAGCAGTGTTTAGGCTGCTAATGCGAACTTTGAGTCGTTTGCGTTTACTTTTGTTTAGTGTTTACGACAACTCTGTCGGATCGTCCATCTTTGTACTTATTGCCCTGTCGAATCTAGAACAGGCCCATCATAAAGACTCTTCCATGAATTATGTGCTTCGAAATAACTTATCCATACACAATATTCACATCCCTTACCACAACATGTCGTTGGTTGTAATGGCTCTAAGACCTTATGGTGGACCTGAGGGGATTTGCACCCCTGTCCAGAACTACTTTCGATTAACTTCATACGATCGTTTATTATTTAGGCGACCTAATTCTCAACCACCCACATATGGATTATACAGCAGAAGCCACTACTAATCCACTCTTTCTTTCATAAAGGTCCCGAAAGTACATCAGTCGCTTTACATGAGTGTTTCTTCGTTCAACAAACACCTGAGGTTCTTCATCATCTACCGCAATTGCTACAACAGTCTGTGCAACTGGTATCTTAAACTGCTCTTCAAACATAATAGCATAAGCAGAGCATTGCATAAAGTAATTCTCAATATCTTCTTTATTTTTAAGCCGTTTAGCTGTTTTAAAGTCAATAACAGATAGAACCCCATCAAATTCAGCTACACAATCCACTGTACCAGCAATACGCAAATGATCGGAGTACATACGTAACTCCTGAGCATATACATTATTAATACGATGAAGGGTCGGTTTAAATTTATTAAACAACTCCTGATCTAAAGGACTCTTAAATTCAGGCTTCTTATTATCTATGTATTGTTCGCATAAAGTATGAATTCTGGTACCACGACCGGATGCCTTTTGTGATATCTTATTAGCTACCTCTTCACCAACACGCTTACGCCACTCCATAATATAACCTATGTTGTAGGCGGCAAGCACTGTTGTGATAGAAGGGTACTTATTACCCTCAGGTGTAACGTAATAACGGGTACCGTTTTCGTTCAGTTGTTGTAGTTTGGGGACTTCACGGTCAAGCTTTACATGATTAAACATATGTTATTTTAATGGTTTCCTGATAAGACTTCAACTGCATGGGCGTAATGTTTCTTACGGTCCTCTAAACCAATAGTACCACCATTAATCTTTTTAGTCATCGTAACAAAGTCATTTGAGTCGGCGTACTGATTAAGATTGTTCTTATGCCAGAACCAACACGCCGAGTGAATGGCGTAGTACGCATCTAAAAGAATATCGGGGTTCTCAAGTAACGTATCGTCCTGAAACATAAACTTAGAACAGTTGCGATAATTGTCTTTACCAGTCAGTTGAAGTAGTCCACGGCCTCTGAACTTCCATCCATCACCAGACGACTCAGGTCCGTTACCCATTCTACCACCGTAAGACTTATTGGCAATAGCTTGAGGCTTACCTGCAAACTGCTCTGCAACCCCAGCTGGATAACGCTGTGGCCATATCCTGGTCAACGTAGCTGCTTTGTAGTTAAGGTTCTCTTCTAGGGTAGAAAAGCCACCCGACTCGTGTGCACACTGCGCAATAAAAGCGGATACTCTTTCTACCGTTGTAATATTGTACTGAGGTAAAGCCTCACACATACTTTCGTACCAGTCATCAGGTCCCCCTAATGCACGTGGTAGTAACTCTCTTACATGTTCGACTGTAAAGTCAAAATCAAAACTCATTTATGTCTCCAAATCTTCGTATCTAATCTTAGCTAATATATAGTCTTTTACTAAAGAGCTTCTTACAATATCATCAGCTTCGAATTCTATTTTTGTAAAGGCTGCCATATGGTATGCAATATCAAAGAACTTCAAAATACCACTGACGTCGTTCTTCTTCTTATTTAGGTCTGTTTGTCTGTAGTCTCCGCACCAGATAATCTTTGACCTGTAACCTACTCGTGTCATTACAGTATCAATCTCTTCAAACGTCATATTCTGCATCTCATCGACAATAATAATTGCATCATCAAAGGACATGCCCCGAATAAATGAAGTAGATATAAACTCTATATGTCCTTGTTCAGCTAATCTATCATATGCATCTTTACGATCAAATAATGTATGACAGATTTGGCGATAGGGCTGTTGGTAAATATCTAACTTCTCATCTATGTCACCAGGTAAGTGACCCATCTCTCTAGACTGTACCGCTGATCTTACAATAATAATTTTATTAAACGGGTTATTTTTATCTAATACTTCCTCTAGTGCTTTATATACTGCAATAAACGTTTTACCTGTGCCAGCAACTCCATGGAGTGCCATAAAGTAATCGCCTCTTTTATATGCGTCATAAAATAGTTTTTGATTATCTGTTAAAGGTGTAAATGTTTTTAAGTGGTCAATCTTTAATCTAAGCGCGTTTGAAGTCTGGGTTCTCGAACTTGTTTGCCTCTCCTCTGTGTCATGAACGATAGCAAGTTTAGCAGCTCTTTTAGTAGACATGTTTTCCCTTTAGAAATGAAAAAAGGACTACAGTATTACCTGTAATCCTACACTAGTTTTTATAACAAAGATACCCAGGGTTAATTTCTGGATAGTTTATCCGCCAAGTTACTTTTATAATTTGCGGCATGAATCTTAGACAAAACTTCATTAAAGCCTTGATCAGGTTTTTTAATTCCTAATCTAACAGAATCACCCATGGCAGGGGCGCCAATAATGACCTCTAGATTAAGGTTCTCTTTTAGATATTCTTCACGAGAATTCCATGACATAATCTTATCAAAAACTTCTTCATTATCTTTATTTCGAAATGTATATGTTGGCATATTTTTATTTATATAAACCAGGTAGGCGTATCTCTATTTTTCCACACCGCAAATGACTTTTTATCACCTTTATAGTAATTCCGATAACTTTGAATAGAATTAGGTACTTTATATTCTACAGGCATAGCTGGGGTAGGGTCAGATAGCCACCCTTTATGTGGTATATTTTCAGGCAATTGATTAAAAACTTGTTTCATTCTTACTGCAGAATGTATTTTATTATATCGGTGAGTATATTCGTTAAGCATTTCAAGCCACAAACTGTATAACCATTTATAATGATCAGAAGATTGTCTTACCCAAATACCAGAAGGATGATTAAAGTGGGATGCTTTCCATATTACTTCTTCTCTAGAATCTGGAAGTAACCATCTTTGAATGTTACGATTGTTTTTAGTTTTACCATAATAGGGTTGACCATCGAGTACTCTATGTGCGGTAGACATTAACTGACCGTATTCAAGAATCATTTTAACAACATGCTTATCAACATGCTGTTGTGCGCACTCAGTCGGATTGTTGCTCAAATAGAATATGTTCACAAGGATATACCTCAAAAGTTACACTAGGGTTACTTGCAAGAGTTTTAGTTTTAGCTATTTCAATATCCTCTAGCGTACTGTAAACCCCTACATGCGACGTCTTTTTAATACGGTTCATCTTATCCCGGATCTGCATTTCTAAATTGTAAACTGTATGCATTTTATTTAATATCACCTAAACTGGTTTCCCCAGTTAGCTGCTCATACATAGTTTCAAATTCTTCGTTTTCAGCTACTTCTTTAGAGAAGTTTTGCTTATGATAAACTTTAGCAAGCTTACGAAACGTTTTCTTACTTAATTCATATTCTTCACAAATATTATTAATAGCTTCTTTAATAAACTCGCGTTCACCTTCAGTGCGTGCCATGGATGCTGAAAGCTCATCCATACACTTCTTAATGGCTTTACGAGCGGCGGGGTCGGAAGGCAGACTCATTATATACTCCTTAGTTTCAATTCTTCTTCAAAAGCTTCTTTGTATGCAGGATGCATTTTTGGTACATTATCTAAGCATGCTTGAATATGCTCAGTATTCATATCTTTAAGTAAGACACGGGCAAGGGGTTGGTCTCCATTGATACCGTATGTACCCCATTTAACAACTTCACGTACTTTATCATGCCCATCTGTTGTATAGACACTTAATTCTTCGTAAGGGGCCTCAACATGAACATTACGTCTGGTATATTCTAGTCCCCCATCTACCATATATTCCTTACCATTCTTATCAAGGTAGGTCTTATAGTCATGCCTATGCGTAGACTCTATAACAGTACCATCAGGGGTACGGATTGCATTATATACTAATGTATTCATTTTATCTTCTCATCTGTGCAACGTCAACTGCACTTTCATCATTAAAAATGGGTACCATATTAGACTTATGCATAGTAGCAACACCTAACATCTTATCACCAGTATACGTATGCTTTTTTAACCCAGTAGTTACAGCACCCTTATGACCAGTATCTAAACTAGGATACTTTACAGTCTCTCGAATAAACGGTTTATAGACAGTACCAGGAAGAGTAATATTCCGTATTACATCTTTTTTCTTTTTAGTCTTACCTGAAGGGTCGATACCGTACTTAGCACACCAAGCGGCATATTGCTCACGCTCGGCTTTAGGCTTCTTCTTGGGTTTAACAATAGGTTTAGTATTCAAATAGATCATAATATATTATAACATAACTAGAGAATAAATCAACTCTTACGCGGTTGACGTAACCTTACCTGCTTTACATTATAAAATCTCTCTGGTTCAGGTAAGTCATCACTTACTGACCAAGGACTTGGTTTAGGTTTTTCGAAACGTTTAAGAAACGACACCCAAAGAGATTTTATTCTAAAGGGATAGATTCTGCCTTCTTCTCAGCTTTTTCTTTAACTGGTTTCGGATTAAGAGCTCTCGGAAATGCTTCTCTTACAATATCTTCTTTTAAAGACTTATACTTGGTATGTAACTTACGATCTTTAGCTAGACACAATGCTTCTGCCTCTGTCCAGTGAATACCTTCTAGCATGTTTACAAACAAAGATTCTTTTTTAAGCTTAGGTAATGTAGTTGTAGGATCTAACCAGACATAAAAACGTCTTAGTTCCAGTTGAAGAGAAGACTCACTATAACCAATTGGCTTATCAGTATCTTTTCTGAATGGTGGTTCACCTTCTGGTAGATCCATCTTAAGTAAGTGATCATAGTTTAGGCGAAGTAGAACAAGCAACGGATCAGTTACGTTGTTCTGTAATACCGCTATCTTATCCTCACGGGTTTTAGCAGCTTCGAATTTATCTAAAATTTCGGATACTAGTAAGTGCATTAGAACTCCTCTATATGTTCAATCATCTGTTTCATTCTATTAGCCATAAAATAGTCAAGTAACAGGCTTCTATCCTTAACGGGATATGTCGTATAGGTATTTATAATCTCTTCTTGAATATGTTTAGGGATCATAGCAAGGTCAACTAATGTAGCATTACGATGGTAATTCCGTCTTTCCTCTTCAGTCTTACATGCAATAAAACCGTTATCAAAGAACTCTTGAAGTCGTTTAGACGTAATAGACTTCTGTCTCTCCCCGCTCACAATTGCATCGTCAGCAGTCAAGATATTAGGTACCCCATCACCTTTATCACCCTTAACAATATGCTCCATTAATACTTCATGGATACTGTTCTCAGGCTTGATAAACTTCTTTAGCGTAGGTGAGAATTGCTTTACATGCTTATACTTCTGTAACTGATTAAAGTCATGATCGCCAGAAATAATTAAAAACGGCTTAGGTTCAGATACCAGAGTACCTTCCTTAACGTCATTCTCTAATGACCAGTAAACTAAAGAAGCAATTACATCATCTGCCTCTGCACCTTCAATTTCAATAACTCTATACGGAAAAATAGTTTTTAATTCTTCTTTAATTAAATTAATAGAATCAAATATCAATGGCCAGTTAAACCCAGAGTCTTCTCTTGCCTTTTTACGGTTAGCTTTATAGTAAGGAAACACCTCCTTACGCCAGTACTTACGGCTATCACAAGCAATAACTACTTCCCCATATTCTTTACCGAACTTAACCTTATGACTTCTAATGGTATTAATTACCATATGACGAAGTAAGTTTACATCAAGTTCTACGTCAGTTCTATTACCAATCTCAGCCATTAAGTTGGAGATAATAGTCTGAGAATAGTCAATAACAATCATTTAATAACTCTCACAATAATACATTCATCGTTGATACGACCTGTTACATCGTACCCCTTGGTTGTGAGATCGGAGAGAAGCTTACGCAACTTTACCTTACTGGCATCTAGTAGTACTTTAAGGAACGCTTCCGGGCGTCGAATAGAACGACATTCACTCATATCCGGATCATAGTTCTGTAAGGTAGAACCTTTTACCTGAATGCCCTGTACAGAATCTGAACGATAGGCAGCCAATCTCTTATACTTAACATTATATACCCATACCTGAGAAGCTCCAACTATCTCAGACGGAAGTACCGACTTAATACCTAATTCAGTATCTTCTTTTTTATACTTAAGTTTAGCAACTTGTACACCAGGTGGTTTAATTCTAACAGCACGAGGTTTACGATTAGCTTTTTTAAACTGAGTATATCTTTCTAGATCAACGATAAACGCGCCAAACATCTTTACAAGATTAGCCTGTTTACGACGACTGATATTTGAATACCCTTCCTTAATATCATCATCCGTAGTCTTATATACTTCCGTAAACTCTATACCGCGTTTACGAGCCCATTCTTCAATATCCTTACAGTAGGGCTTAGGAATAGAATTAGCCTGTAGATAGTTATAGAGATCGAATTCTTTATCTTCTTCAATAAAGGTATCTATAGCTCCTTCTAAATCGCCTATTACTTCTGCAATTTTATCTTGCATATAATCACGAACGGAAGGCCTCGGCGTCTTATCCACTACTTTTATTACCTCTTTAGTTAAAGGTAAAGTGGTAAGATAGCTATCTAGATCTTCAATATGCCGCGGTAATAGTATATTACCGTTTAATACCATTCGAGCAAGCCAGCCATAGGTTAAAATAATATCACTATCAGAGACATTATCAATATTAACTTCCAACCCGGTATGCTTAATATACGCCTTTAAGTATAACCGTGCATCTTTTTTATCTCTATCTTGATTATAGAAATTAAAGGCATAGGAGAGCGCAGATTTATAATTAAGTAAATCTGGAGTAATGCCATGAGGTTCATTTATTACAACCCTGCTAATAGCCCTACTCATGACTCATCACCCATATTAAAGCGAATTTCTGTAACAGAGTCATAACGAAATGATCTCCATTCTTTCTTGTCGATATCAAATACCGGGCAAGTTTCTTCGTTAACGGTTTTTACTCGATCGGTTTTCTTCTCGTAATCTAGAGTCTTACCTTCTTGTAAGGTACAATTCATAATACGAATAGAACCGTCTTTCTTACGAAAGTGAATATTGACATAATTAGTACGCAATACTCCACCTAACCATTCACGGAATAATTTACGCTCGTCTTCACATGCGTTCGTATAATAGGTAGACTCATAAGCATGCTTTGCAACTTGATTCATAATTAACTCCCAGTTCTCAAAAATAACGTCTTACCGTCTTTACACATTTGAAAGTCTTCAATAAAGACATGATGTGTATCTTCAGATTCAATTATAGCTTTTTCTGCCGCAGACCACAAGTCCCACCAACTAAGGTTACCCCCAGATAAGGGAATCTTAATAGCCCGCTCGTGACCCCAGTGGTCTTTATAAACTAGGTTTTCTGCTTTTAACCCTGATAGGTCAAATATATTAGTTACATCGTAAATAGACCATATAGATTTAAACCTATTTTTTTCTTTAATAGAATCAAAGTGTTTAAATTTAAGATCAAATTCACTATCGTCAAATTCTACGTCATCATCAATCATATAACCTCCTGAACATATGTTATTATAACATAGAACTGAGTTACGGTCAAGCGTTACGTTATTTCTTTATAAGGCCAGCGCGCCTGTAAAGTATCTCACTCCAAGTTTCTTTAGGCTTTGGAGTTTCTGTAACTATTTCTTCTTCGGACTGAGGATAAGAGTACTGACTCGTAAATACATCCGGAAATTCTTTCGGAATATCCATAACTCCTGGTTGTGGGGTTTGAAATTCAGATGACTTAGGAGGTTCCGTTACGGGGGTAGGTTTGGGTTGTAAGTTACGTAGTGACATATTTGCTGCAATGAGTAATAGTATCGCTAGAGGATCAAATACAATTACTAAAGCAATAATTACCCACCTTACAGCTTTCTCTAATACATCTACTGTCTGTTCGGTGTATATGAGCGCTGCAATATATTTTATTGGGCCAACTTCAGCTTCTACTTTACGCACCTCGGCGGCAACAGGTGCTCTTTCTTCAGATACTTGACTAATAGTTTTTTGTTCAGCGGCGATTTCGGATAGTAAACGAGTACGTTCTTTAGCTTGAGATCTGCGGATTGATACCGCTTTATCGGCACCCTTTTCATCTGCACTTCGACCCATAACCTGGTCGACTGCCTCATCCATCTGTTTAAGCGCCTTGCGGTTGGCATCTATATTGTCCCTGCTTATTTTAATCTTTTCATCATAAACGGCGATCTTACTTTGAACATCACCAGATACTAAGTTTTGATCATTATGTGCTTTAGAAAGATACCCAAATATACCTAGTGAGGTAATAAGAGAAAGAATAATAGTAGCAATTGTAAGGTAGTATCTAAAAAGTAATGGTGCCGTCTTCCAATTACGATACAACCAAGACGCTGTAACTATTTTTGCAAGTTCAAGCGTACCACCCATTACAGCAATAGGGATTACAGCAGAAGAAAAGATTGCCATTAGACCGGCTATAGAAAAATAGGCTGCTACTGCTGAAAGTAAAAGCGCTGTAAATAGCGTTATACCGATTGTAAACATTAGGATAAC